AGTACAGAGAAATCTCGGTGTACAGCCCACCGACCAAGGCGCGAACCTAGCGTACGTGGGGCGTGTTTGACTGCGTTTTTTGTTCGTTCAGAGTAGGGCATAGTGTGTAAGGGGGCTTGCGCCCCCAGTTAATTAGTCGTCGGTATCCCAAGCATCTACAGTAGCAGCAATCCCAGACTTCTTGGGTACTGCGTTAGTAGGGGCGCTCTCTTTGCGCACTTCAGGTTCGTCGCTGTCATCCTCAACAACTTCAACCGCTTTCTTCTTGGACGCGGCTTTCGGACGAGAGCCTTCGATCTCAGGTGCAGCAGGAGCCGTCGTTTGTGTTGATGCTGAGAAAGACATTGTCACAAGCTTCTGTGTGGCAGGTGCTTCCATGTGCGTTGTGACTGAAGCGAACTCTTCGTCCGTTAACCAGCGCATGGTTTTGAAGAACAGCTTGGGCACAGCAGCCTTCGTATCAAAGCGCAAGCGTGTGACAACTTCTTCAGGGTTGATGTTCTGTGCAGCCAACCAACGAGCGTACGCTTGCAGGGGCATGTCGCCGTTAACTTCTTTACCAAAGATGCTGGTAGCAGGCAGCGACAGAGAAAGCGGATCGCCCTCAACATCGTTAGCCAACACCACAGCAATACGCTGAGAGAAACGACACGCACGGCTGTTACCTTCACCGCTACCCTGAATGTTCTGGGGGCAGTCCGCGCAGTTGCTGTGTTGTGGAGACTCAATCGACGCGTCAGGTTTATCACCGTCAGCAGACCAGCAGTTCGGTGCTGTGGTCTTACCTTCTTCGTACTTACCCATGTAGAACGTGCGTCCTACCTTGGGTGCAGCCGCAACAACGACAACGTCAAGATGGCGATCATCAATCGATGCGATCTCTTTACCGTCACTGATTAAACGAAACACACCGCCTTTGATGGAGATGTTTTTACCACCTGCACCAGCACCCCCCGTGAGGGATTTAGCTATAGTGGACAGCCCACGCGACTTAGCGAACGTGGGAACTTTGCTTGGGTTGAAAACTGTTACGTTACTCATTTTGTAGGTTTCCTTACAGATACGTCATACTCTTTATCAGAGTTAAGTCCAGGGGGCACAAGCGCAGGATTTTCTTCAAGGAACTTTGCCATGTTGCTTTGATGGATGCGCCGCTCAAACAAATCGAGCGCATCGTGCTCCGTGACAAAGGTCTTAAAGGCGTCCCAGTCTTGTGTGAAATACCGTGTCTTGGTGGTCAAGATCACAGTGCCTTGATCGGTTTTCACCGACTTACTGCCAAGAGCCATCAACTGATCCTTGAGCGCAGTTTTGATTTCATCTTGCTGCGCTTTCAGTTCTTCAATCTGTGACTCATATTCCTGAGTAAGTTGTTGAATACGTGAGCGTATCTTGAGATACACCCTCGCCAACTTGTCCATTGGAATTTGTTCCATATCAACTCTCCTTTTGTTATGTCAAAGATTATACATGCAATCATTCATTGTGCAACCTCCTCTTCATAAAGTTTTATCAACATCGCGTGATCCTCCACACGCTCCTCCAACATCTTGAACATCTTGCGCTCCATGTCGCTGCCTTGCAGGTGTATGACAGTAACTTTGGTGGAGTCCTGTCCGATACGATCTGAGCGAGCGATACATTGTTTATACGTTTCAACGGACATCACTGGACCCCAGAAGATCACTGTGTCAGCAGCAGTCAGCGTCACACCGTGCGCCGCAGCTTGTGGCTGTATCACCAGCACACGCGGAGCATCTTCAGATTGAAAGCGTCTGAATATATCTGTTCTCTTTTTTACTGACACGTCACCATGAATCATCTCGTTAGCAATACCGTGCTTGTCCAAGAAGTTGTGGATAGTGTCGATACTGTGTCTGAATGGTGCAAACACTAGAACTTTCCGCGTGGTCTCTTCCAACACTTCAAGCAGCACAGACAAGCGCGGGGCACAATCAAACTCCACCACCTCACGCCCATCGGTGTACGCCGCTCCTGCGCTAATCTGCAACAACTTACTGACACCTGCGGCTGCGTTGACTGCCGTGATTGTTTCTCCTGCGGCTTGCACCAGCATGAGTTCCTTCAGCATCATGTAGTATTTTTTCTGCTGAGGCGTCAGTGGTATATCGCGTGTCTCCGTAAGCACGGGTGGCAAGTCTGTGCACTGTTCTTTTGTATAACGTATTGCAGGTTGTAGCGCGTCATACACGAGCTTGGGCGCTTGGCTTTTGGGAGCCCACTTAAACTGCGTGATCTTGTTCATCGTTTTATCACGCCACGCTGTGAAGAAGTTTGGCACACCTGTTGGGTTAACAAGTTTAGCCAACCCATACGCATCAAGCGGTGACTGCGACGCTGGTGTACCCGTCATCATCCACAGATACGTCTTTGGCGAGATCAACGAGTTAAGTGCTTTCCAACGTCTTGTGCTGACGTTTTTGTAAGCGTTGGCTTCGTCAACAATAATTAGATCGAACCGTCCATCAGCACGTATCTCGTTAGCGATCAGGTTCAGTCCGTCATAGTTAATAATGACAAACTCGTAGTCACCCTGCACCATCTCAATACGCCGCACTGCCTGCTGATGATGTGCCACGATAGCCGTGCGGTGAATCACGCTTTTACTAATACCGTTCATCCACGCGTCCTGCATGATAGAGAGCGGACATAGAATGAGACAGCGCCTGATATAACCTTTCTGCATCAGGTAGTCCGCAGCCCATAGCGCAGACAGCGTCTTGCCTGTACCCGGATCATTAAACACAAACGCACGGCGATGTAATGTTAAGAACGATGCGGTTTCAATCTGGTGTGCGAAGGGCTTGTGTTTCCCCGGCCAGTCATACTTAGCCTTAATCGGTGAAGGTACTGCCTTCACACCCAGATTGCGCAAGACACGCATCTCGTCCAGACCCCAGAACACAAGCACTTCGTGTAGTCCAGGTGCTACCTCTCCAAGGTCTTTGCTTTTTGGTATGACAGTGTATTTGTCAGGCTTGCGTGTCCTGAGCAACACTGCTTTGTTATTTATGATTTGCATTTTAGTTTGTATAGCGTTACTTGTTCGGCCATGTGATGGTGTTGTTCTAACAAATTCCTAAGCAGCATTTGGGAAGCAAAACATATATCAAAGATTTCATCTGCCTCCCATGAGTTGACCTGAAACTTCTTTAGGTTATCGCGCCGCCATCCCTCGCCGTAACGCGCAGACCATAAAGCAATCAGTTCATCATTACTTGCCGTTGTCAGCCATGTTTTTACTTGGGGGTCGAAGTCTTGTATTGCGTTTTGTAGAAGTTCCTCCACTTCGGATAGGAACTTCGTGGTCAATGTGCTTGCCGCTGCGGTCGATTCCTTCTTTGTCATACATTCTCCTTGCGCGTTGGCGCTCGATTTGATCTTTGGTTTCTCCAGTTTTCTTTTGCAATTTATAAGCGTGTTTGTAATCACGTTTGCCGTTAACTTGTGTCATATCAATGCCCCTTATTAAATTCACAGGTTTTAACAGGACACCACGGACAGAGCGGTGTCGCGGTCGGGTTCCACACGTTGTTAGCAAACGCCGCTTCAAGACGCGCTACCCGTTCACGATAGTCTTGCCAATAGGATGTAGCTTCTTCAAGCATCACCTTGTGCTTAACCATTGTGTCTTTCACTACAAATAACAGAGCAGACTTCACCATGCGTACGATGGGGAAGTGCGCAAACACCATGAGTGACATCAGCGTCAGTTGTTCTTTATCAGGGTACTTGTCCTTGCCTGTCTTGTAGTCCACCACCCAAGCAGTCAAGCTCTCTTCATCGACAATCAACAAGTCAGCAATACCACGCACCCAACAGTTAACGTCCCTGAAACTGCAAGGACGCAGGTCAACAGTCAGCCCCATCTCATACTCAGCGTACTTCGTCCCAGGTTTTGCAAGCAGCGCATCAATCGTTGGCTGCACAAAAGAAAACTGTGGGGGTATGGGGGTGTTATCGGTTACATAATCTTCTGCGGCTTTGTGTAACTCCTTACCGTATCGGTTCTGTTCTGTTTCCCGCTGCGTGTAGTTCTTCAACACACGCACTTCGTGATAACGTCTTGCACACCCTTCAAAGTCTTTGAGTGCTGAGTGAGACCATGCTTTCATTAGAACCTCGCTGACTTGACGATCTGGTGCATTGTCTCTGCAAAGTGCTCGACAAACTGTTCGTCGTTGGATAATTTGGGGCGCACGTGGTCGAGGATGACATGTGTCAACTCGTGCCAGAACGTTAGTGCGCGTTCGTTCTCTGTGGTGTGTTTGGTCTTGTTGCTGGACGCTATAACAATTAAGTTGTCCACGGTGTAGCCAGTAGTGTATGGCTCGTCCACGTGCTGTATCTTAATAATATAGCGTCTGTTACCAACACGTATTGTCTTCGGTATGTCCATTTACTCTCCTTTATTTTGCGTCACCATAACGCTTTGCTGAACTAACTTCTGCTGCAAGAGGTATCCCTTGCATGTACTTCGGTACAACAGTCATCTGCTCCAAGACCCACTGCTCTGCCTCTTGGACATAGGCATCGGGCACGATGACTACTTCTTCATCGTGCACAGTCAAACACACTGGGAACCTCTTTTGTGTTCGCAGCATTCCATCAGTCATCACAATACGAGCTAGCGCCTGAACGATGTTTTCGGTCAGCTTTCCGCCGTACAACTTAGTCTCGTCGGGGCCATACACCACCCCTTTCTCTTTCGAGAATTTGATGTCAGGATAGCGCAGCTTCATACCGTTTGGCAAGAGGATTTGTTCCTTGCTGAAGTGCAGCCCTTTGTATGAGAAGTCTTTCCCCTTCAGCAAACACTCATCAATAGCTGACTGACACAGTGCCCAGAAGTCAGTGACGGTCTGCGCTGCACGCCGGTACTTATCGATAATCGCCTTAGCCGCTAGCGCATGAGTGAACAGCTCCTCATCGGTGCATGTGCGCGGTATCTTGTCCAGCCGCTTCATCGCCTCTTTATCTTTTAAGAACTTGTGGGCATCGACTGAAGTTACACCAACTTGTTTAGCAAAAGCCTTGTCGTATCGCATGGGTGGTGCGCCGAGGAACCCAGTCAACAACTGTGCAGCAAACGACGACCAACCCATACCGTAGCCAGCGCCCAGCAGTGCTGACTTGGCAGACTGTCGTAGCTCAGGGTGGCTTTCCTTGGATAGGTTAGGTATGCCGAACATCTGCGCACCGAACGCAGCGTATGCGTCCTGTCCGCTCCTAAAGATCTCTAGCAGTGAGTCGTATCCGGCGACCCACGCGAGGACTCGTGGTTCAATTTGTGAGAGGTCGCAGACGACGAGGCTATGACCTTCGGGAGCCAGAATGGAACGACGTAAGAAAGACCCACGTTTGAGATTTTGGAGATTGAGCCCTGAACCTCGACTGGCTGACCATCTCCCCGTATGAGCCCCGTAGTAGTTAAGGGGAACGGGCAGTGTGCCTCTCGATGCAATATCGACGAACCGTTGAGCACGGGTTCTTTCGAGCGTTGATTTAACTCTGAGCCTTGCTTCGCACAGCAGGGCAACTTCTTCGTTATCACCGTTGAGCAGAGATTGGAACAGCGCGTCGTTTTTAGCAAACGCATAAGTTGATCGGCCTGTGGTCTTACTGACCTTCGTTGGTGGCTCCACGCCCAGTCCACGTAGAAGAGCTGCAAATCGATCACTACTCGCCAGTGCGCTGTCATCAACTCCGAGTCGTCCCAGTAGTTCTCCACGTCTGCGCTCCTCATCAGTTATAGCTTCTTTCAACAACGCCACGTCTAACATCAGCCGAGGTAGTGTGAACATCTTCAGCGTCATGTCGATGAGCTTGAGTTCTTTCGCAGGGTATCCCTCGACCAGACGATTGAACACCTCCTCGCATAAGAACGTATCGTGCGCACAATACTCAGCAAGTTCTTTCTCAATGGCAGGGGTCAACTCCTCCAACCCGTCGGTGCTGTACACAGCCTGACCTTTAGGCGGCAGTCCGAACTCCTGCGCCAGCTTAGCCAGACTATTGCCCACCTCCACACCGCGCAGTGCCCGTGCCATAGACAGCGAATCAAAGATCAGCGCGGGCTGAGCGCCATACCGCCATGACAGGATCGCCACATCAAACTGCGCGTTGTGCGCCAGCACCGCTGTGCTCGACCAATCGACCGATGCTACGAACTCAGGAATATCTTTGTGAGAGATCCACACGGGATCTTCATCTGAACCCAGTTCTTTAACGCACAACCCGAACGCTTTGAACCGTGGATCACGGATGTACTCCTCCGTGGTCATCTTGCTAAGTGTATAAGTCTTCTTATCCCAACGTGTTTCAAAATCAACAACAAGCGTTTTCATTGCAACGTCCTGTCTGGGCGCATGTCTTCCTGCATGATTGTTTTAATACGCGACAGCCCTTGGAGGATCAGCTCGATGATGTCCGCCATGTCAGCGTTCACGCCCATCATCTCCAGCATTTCTGTTTCAGGGTCCAGCGAAATAATGACGCTGCTTGTCTCTTTGTTGATTGCGCGTTCCAATATTTTTCGCGCTGTCTCAACAACGTCTGAGTGCTCTGTGGACATCATGAATGTTCTCCTCGTTAATAATGAGTGCTGTCCCACCCGCTGCCCCAATACGTGCAAGCTGCGCGTCTTGTAGCGGCGTGGTCTTGTTCTTCCCTGCCTTGCAC